GACTCAGTGAAATCTGTTCCAAAATGTGATGGATGAACCATTATATCTGCTATACTAGTGAATACTCCTGTAAGGAATATACCTATCCATACATTCTTATAGGGTAGGAATGATGTTACGACTAGTGCAATACCAGCAATGATACCTGTATGACTAGCAGTATATGCATGACTTAGTGTTAATACAGATAGGTCTCCTTGCACCATGCATATCATACAAGCAGTCCATGCTTCTGTAAACTTCTCTATTAGTATGTTTATCTTTTCTCGTAACATACTAATATGTATAAGGGTTTATTCTCCGATTGGAGGTAGTTCACTCACGCATATAGGACATTCATATGTGTATATCTCTGGTTGCATACCGTTTGATATCTTTAGCAATAGCAGTATTATTACTATACCTATCATCTTAATCCATATATCGTTATTCATCCTTATTAGTGTCCTTTAGGTGTTTGATTGATGATGTGCTCTTCTTACTACCACACGACTTGCAATAGGTGATGTTCACTTCATATTTGTGTTTACCGAACATCACTATAGTATTACCCATTGTGATGTTTACCTCATTACAGCAACTTGTTGTCATTCTTCCACTCTTCAGCAAGTCTCAGCAGGGCGCTAGATCGCTCTAACAGGTCAATTGATGCATCCACTACCTTATCCATATCTCTATTGAGATTGGCGACTGTGCGAGGAAATGGGATTACATTACTATTCTTCTGGTTTGTTTGTGAGTCTTTCATACATTTGTTCCCTTATGTCAACCACCTTCTCTTGTTCGATGATTTCGATGATTGTTTGCGTTAACTGTTGTTCCTTACGAAGCCAGAAGAGTTTCTTGTTAATCTCTTCCAGTTGCTCTTCGTAGAATTCGATTTCCTTTTCTTTCCTTACCCTCTGGTCGATAAGGTCAGTGATGAATATAATGCGAGATTCATTCGTCATCCGATTAACTTCCTTAACTCTTCCTTCAATTGTATTTTCTCACATGGGGTTAGTTGTTCCAAAAACAAGTCATGTTTCGGTTCTGGGTCTTCCATATGGTCAATCACACGATTAAAGAGTTCTAATACCAGAATGCCTGTATCGAATTCACTTACATTTACTGTCTTTGTGATTTCCCACTTTCTACTGCTCATCGCCAATCAATTCCTTAATGTAATTCATCTCATTTTGAAGTTTGGTAAGGTTCTCTTTGATTATATTTGTATCATAGACAATACCAGTGTGCTTATGTGTGGCATATGTCATCCAATGGTTTGTTAGATCACCCAAAAGGCGGTCGTAGTTACTATGCTCTTGTTCTAGTCTCTCCAATCGCATAGACTCTTTCATGTATTGTCCGTAACGCATAAAAAAACTCCTCATCAATGTTACTAGTCAGTGTAACTCAATGAGGAGTGATTGTCAATAGATTTTACTAGTCTAATGTGTAAAATGTGTATTTGCACGTCAGTTCTTCACCTGGCCATATGTCTCTTGTGGATACGATAAAGAAACGTGAATCTCTTCGTGTCTTCTCTATGTTTGCGTTGTCATCAGAATGATTGTAGAATGCACCCAATGGTGTGCGATGCAACTGTTCACCCCAATAGAAATGTGACATACCAATCTCTGTTCCTTCTGGTATGTGCTTTGTGCAAAATAATCCTAATCCATGTATTCTTGAGTTTTTGATTGTGACGCAATCTGGTAATGGTTCATACATCAGCCCATCTTTCGCTTTATTTGGTTAATGATGCGTTCTGCATCTGGATAAGAAGCCAATGGTTTAATCATCTCTTCTTCGATAGTCTCATGCAACAATATCTGTATCAATGTCAGCACTTGTAACTGTTCCCTTCGAGGCAGTCCATGTGTGAAGTTCATCAGTTCATCATAGGACTCACATGCATAGATTACATCCAAAAACATGCATTGCTCTTCAGTCAGTCCCTCTATTCTTAACTCTCGCATAGATTATCCTTATTGTCTTCATTTCAGTCCTTGTGTCGGTAACACCAGCCCACTGACTTGTTGTTGGTATCCCTTTGCCATTTCTTCTACTGTTTTGATAACAAAAATTACACCACTGCGATTGAATGCAACATCACCCTTCGGTTCTTCTCCTGTCATACATACACCGTTGACAAGTCCTACTCCCTGTTGGTTAGCTTGAACCATTCTTGGTCGATTGATTGTGTATGCAGAATCATCTGCACTTACAAATTTACCTATCACTTCTGCACCATTGGAAAACACCAATGTTACAATATCATCTTTATTCATATTTATTTCCTTTTCAGTCCCATAATGATTCATAGTATTTACCAAACAGTCTGAAACCATTTGATATGCGTTCTTGTTCCTTTTCCATTGCGATTCTGTCTTTTATGTCAAACCGAACATACACCTCTTCCTTGTTTACCTTACAGTCAAAGGCGTATATCATTTCATCCATAACCCAATCCCAGCGTTTAAAGAAGTCTGGGTCTGTCTCACCAAGTGTCTTATACTTGAGAACGTCTTCTTCTGGTGCTCTTAGATTGATAGGAACATCTTCATTGTCCACATTTGGTGAACCATGTTTGGTTGCTTTCAATTGTTTCAACATTGGTAAAACAATTTTGGCGAGGGTATAGTCCATATTCCATGTGTCCCATGAATGGATTATAATCTCCTCACCAATCTGTTCAATTTCATCATAATCTGGAATATGTATTTTCATATCATGTTCTCAAGTCCACTGTCTTCCCATGGCCAATTGGATAGTTTTTCAATTTCGTCTTTTATTGCAAGTTTTTCTTTCTTTAATTTTGTAACGTATTCGTCTGGTGCGTTTTCTGCTTCTAGTGCTTCTACACGAGTGTGCAGTTCTTTGTGTTTTTGTTCTAGAACTTCTATCCTATGGGGAACGTTCATTTGTTATTTCCTCTGTTGATGCGGCATAATCACTATCCTCTGTGAAGTAGTAGTTGCCGTCTGCCCTTTCGAACTCACCATCTTTCAATATAAACAGTTCAAAACCATATCCACGATGATACACACGTCCACCGTCAATCTGTTTTCCATCAATCATCACGTTATCATGGTGACACGAACTATAATACCACGATCCATCATCTGCCTGAATCATGGCAAACTCTTGTCCATCTATAATATCTGCATCTGTTATCATAACAGCGTCACGAATTGTGTCGAGATACAATCCAAAATACCGATTACCAAATTCTGGATGCGGTGTCTCTCTAAAGAAAATATCTACCGGCACATCACTCGCTTTTAAATCGCTCGTGCAGACATATTTGATATCTACGCCGTCCTTTTCTTTGTAATGCTCAATAACCTTCTCCACATCAAAATTAGGAGCATGGTTGATTTCAATCACTTCAGTCTTCTTCATATCTTCGGTCATGAGGTGTTCCATTATTTTTAATATTTTTTAGTTTCTGTTCTTTAGTCCAACCAGCGAGATAGTCATTCTCTCTGTCAAACCGCTCTAGGATTTGTTCTTCATCCTCAACAGACCAATCAGTGATTACCTCACCCAAGTGTTCTTGTGAGAATTCTTCATAGTCATTACAAGTCACACCATCCAGAGCCCACTTAGGGTCTACTAGTGCAAGTTCATTTTCCTTCTGTAGTTCACTCATCGGAACTGCATAACGAATCTTAAATTGGGATATTGTTGTTACAACAACATACTTTTCTTCACTCACCGAAAAACTCCTTACGTTTCGAAAACGGAATTCTGCATTTAGGAAAATCCTCAATCAAGTCAGAACCTTTAGCGAACTTAACTCTAACAGTAGGAAAATCCACAACATCACAACAAATATAGGTAATATCCTTTGCATGATCGTGTGCTTCTTCTTGAACAAATACACGTCCTTTCCCGCCCATATGAGATGGTGCGAACCCTAGTCCACCTTTGGTGAAACACTTCTGATCATACTTATTACCCTGCTCATCTAGGTGATCGTATCCCTTCTTGTCCACAAAGGTTAAATCTGGATACCACTTTGTCAGTTGACGTTCTAGGAAGTGTGATGCAAGTCTACCATCTGTAAACATTGTTGCCAATTCGTCTTGATTTAAGTCACCAAACGAAATATTTTCAACTGTGAATGTATCACATGAACTGTTCAAGTGTTGCGCTTCCATATTTGTCTATCACCTTATTTACATTACTAGAATTATGTTTAACACTAGAACCATTATAATCATAAGGTATAGTGTTTGTCAATAGATATTGTGTCTCGCCGGGCTTCTTTATCTTCCACTGTAAGTCAGCATCTTTTGGATATGGTAATGTCCAATCCATGTTGCTTTGGGGGCCTTTTAGATACTTCCTTGCCTTTTTTGTTAGAGGGTATATGTAACGAAACTGCTTGCCAAAGACACGAGAAAATCCCAACTCCCCCATTTTGGCATCATTAGGTCTAGGGCCATACTTAGTATCTTCACGTCCCATTTCCTTCTTCATTTTGCGTTGAATTGTTCGAAAGTGAACCTTCTCACCTTCCTCAGTAACATACACATCACTCCAAATAAAACCACCATATAGGAAGTTCCCTGCCTGATAGACATAACCCGGCTTACCTACAATACCATCTGCCCATGTGTATAGATATGACACATTAGGTGTATTCTGTTTCATCCACTTAATCGTGGCACTCATCATTTGAGTCTCAGAGTTCCTAGGCATTGCATCATCCATGCACATCTTACCTATCTCATAGTAGTCTGCCGTGGTTAGTTCTGGGAACATCTTTTTAATGGTTCCCATAGGATTAGTCCCCCAACCCAACGTCAGAATACCCACCAGTTCATCGTCTTGGTAGGCTCCTAGATGGTGTTTTGTAAGTTTGGGCATCACTGGACTATAGTGACGCTCTTGCACAAACAAGGTTGCGACCCTATAGTCCACTGGTTTCATTACTAGCATCCGACTGTGTTTTCTCGCTCTGCTTGATCTGCCTTGAGTTGTTCTACACATTCATGGATTAAGTCCCATTGAGAATCACCAATGACTTCCCACATTTCCTCACGGAATGTATCTTCGGCATCCTCATCTGCCCACTCTTCTTCGTCTTCATTCCAAGACTCTTCAGTTAGGGTTTCTGATACAGAGATTACACGATCACGCAACTCTTCCCATTCATCTTCGAACCCATCGTAACACTCTGAACCGTCATAGACATAGACACCCACAAAGTTAGGCATCTCATCCTCATATGTCATAGATGTAATGATGTTAGGGTCATACTCTTCTAGAATCTCTAGTAGTTTGACTAGTCCCTCTTCTGGAGCGCTCCATGCAGCCTCACCATTGAAGTATGGTTCACCTTCTGCATCATAGTCTTCAAAGTAACACCATTTAGGCCCAATGTGTTCTGTTGTCCACGAATACTTCTCTGTCTCTTCATATGTCAAGTCACCCTCAACAAAGATATCAGAGAACCAACGATAGTTCCCATCTTCACGAATACGTCCAAACATCTCTTTGAGTTTTGCACGAGC